TTCGCCGGCGCTAAACAATTTGCTGCCGTTTTCGTCGAGGGCTTTGGCAATCAGCAGCTGGAGCGCGAAGGCGTTGGCGTCGTCGGTCTTGGCTTGCTTTTGGGCGCGTTCGCGCTCGGCCATCGTCAGAGGTGCCACCCACATCTCAAACACGCTGCCGTCAGACAGCTCAACTTGCTTTTTAGCCGGCTCCAGGTTCGCTGCTTTGCGCAGGCGATCAATAGCGCGGACTGGAATTGAGGCAGGCATGAAATCCTGTTGTTTCTCGCACTACTGTAGCGGACTAGATACAAAAAACCCCGGCGGTGAAGCCGGGGTGCTGAAACTGACTGCACCAGCAGATTATCAGGACTTGGTGAGGTCGAAGGTGGGTGCTTCGCTGGGGCGGAAGTTGATGGCGACGCTTTGGCCGTCATCAGGGTTCACGTTGAGGCTGGCCGAAGTCAGGATCACGGGAACGGTAATGGAACGGCTCAGGGTGTCGTCCACAGAACCGCCGCTCACAACGCGGTCGATGTACAGCTTCATCGTGGCGCCCACTTGCTGGCGCTGCAGCACGTCTTCCACCATGCGGTTCGACAGGTTGGTGTCGTCGTCAGTGGTATACACAGTTGCAGAGCCAGAGCCGTCCGCGAAGCCGGTGATGTAGCTGCGGAAGGGGGCGTATTGGCCGAGGGCTTGACCGATGGTGGTTACGTCGATCTCGGAGCGGGTGATCTCAAAGCTCCAGTCCCGTACGGATCCCACTGCGGCAGGGGCGGCGTACTCAACCTGGAAGGCGTTGGGCGAAACTGCAGTGCCGTCGTCCGTGATAGTGATGGTGGAGCCGCCCAGGGTGGCGGACACCTGCAGTACACCGGTGCTAGCGGTGTAGCCGATCACGTAGTAGGTGGTGCCAGCGGTAATGCCGGCGGGCAGAGTGCCGGTGCCGGCGGCGCCGGTTTCGGTGTTGACGACGCTGAACTTGACCGGATCGCTGACCTTCAGGTTCAGGTAAGTAGCAATGTCGATTTCGTCGTTAGCGACGTCGACAGCAGACTCACCAAAAGTTGCGGTAGTGCCAGCAGGGGAGTAGTACAGGGCGCCGGAGGTGCCCGAGAGGACGGTTGCCATCGGTTTTACCTAATGGATGGGACAGTGACGCGGGCACAGCCCGGCTTAATACAGGTTAGCGCCAGTGTTGTTGCTTACTAAACGATTACTTGTGCCTGAAAGCCTGCGGATACACGCGAGATAAAGAATGGCGTGAAGGCTCGTCGAGATTGTTGGTCTGGCGCGTCTCCTGTAAGCATTGGGGTAAACGTTGGTCCGTTTACATCGTTTAGGCGAACGTAAGTGCCAGTGGAGGGTTTGGGTGTGGTGTTTAGTGTACGAAGCACCGTAAAGGCGGTGTCCATAAGTGTTTGGTTGCGAGCAGCCCCTTTGTTCTTCTCGGTGTACACACGGATAACGACAAGACCTCGGATACGATCAAAGTCGGTACTTAACGTGTCTTCCGTGGTAAGCCCAAACTGGATATTTACTTGTACAAACTCCTCTGTGTTGTACTCGCTGTCATTCATTACGTTGTCAAAGTAGACAGGTATTGCGGGGCTAAGGCTGTTGTATGCCGTTAGCAGAGGCCCTTCGATTGCGGCTCGGACTGCTTGGTAGTTCATCGACCGAATCCTCGGGCTTTACCGAATCCCTGGCGAACACCCTTCGCTAGGTCTTTGGACAGACTACCTGCGGCGTTGTACTTATCCCACCAGTCCAATTCGGCTGTACTGATGGCGAAACCAGGGCCGTTGCGGACTTCACCACGGCGTGTACCAAAGCGACTGCCCACAGCCACGGGATCTTTGACTGGATCACGTTCATCCAGCTGGCTTTCAAACCTTCCGGGAACGAGGTCCATTGCCTCCGCGGCGTAAGAAGCGCCGTTCACGATTTGGTACAGGGTGCCGGCGGTAAATCGCGTCTTAGGTACGTTTCGCTTGTCGTAACGGTATAAACTTCCTGAAGAGCGGGGTCCACCAGCACTACTACCCGCTGGGACGGCGTACCAAGCAGATGAAAATGCGCCGCTGTAACCGGGACCAGCTTCGACAAGGCCGTTCATTATTTCCACGCACGCTTCTTGCGCAGCTTCTACCGTTGCTGCCTGGATGTCTTTTACAAGAAATTTGATGTCGCGTGCCATTATTGAGGCCTCAGCAGAATCGTATGAAGCACCGGGTTTTCGCCGCGTAGAGTCTTACAGCTGATAATCCTGCCTGTTCTGGTGCTGCCGTTGTCCACATACTGGATGCGGTCGCGGATACTGGGCGTATAAGTACCAAGCTCGGCGTTGCCGATGATTACGCGCATGTCGTTTGTTTGATACAGGCTCTCAAACTCTTCGGGGTTTGCGGTGGAAAGTAGTGCTCGTACTGTGATGCTGGTGTCGGTGCTTGTTACTTCGCCTGTAGTTGTGTTGTACGTGGGTGTTGTAGTTGCTTTTAGGTATGTAATGTTCTGGCCCCATGCAGCCAGTAGTTCTGCCGGTAGAGCTGCAAAAGTAGTGTCTACTAAGCTCATCTCAGCCTCGGAACAGGCGAACAGCGTAGTTTGTTGCGCCGCCCATGCAGTAAGGGCCTAAGTACGACTGCAACCACGGATAGACGTCAAAGATGTTGTTGATGACGCCTGGTGTCATCGAACTGTCTTTGTACTTGACCTGTAGGTCACCAAGTTTTACCTCGTCGTAGAGGCCCGTGGTTCCAGTGCTGCCGGTAATGGCGTCGGTGTCGTTGGCAAGGGCACGAGCCAGTTCATAGGTAGCGACTTTGATTGGCTCGGGGATTAGCGTGCAAGCCAAGGCACTGCCGTCGACCTTGTAGTCCTCGCGAGGCCACTTCAGTGCTTGGGTTTGGGTGCAGCGGTCCCCGTAAAAGCTGAGTACGTCGATCCAGCGGGTGGCGGAGATAATTGCTCGGTTTTTCTCGTCGTCAGTCTTGTTCGTCCAGGTGCTCGAATCCGGTACCGTCTCGAAGTAGGTGTCGGTTTCGGCCAGCGTGACGTAGCTGTTGGCCGATGCACCCTTCAAAGTGGCATCAATAGTCGCGGCCACAATCAATACGCTCTTTGTTTGAGTTTAGCTCTGCTGCGCCGGCCGGTCGGTTGTACTTGTGCCGTAATCAAAGAAGCGTGGTACACCGTCGCTCCCTCTAGCTCCAGGTCGGCTGTGCGCTCCAGGTGGCTTCCGTAAGGGATGTCCTCATGCCAGCGCCGACTATTCTGTAACACGTAGAGACGTACCAGTTTCATGCCCGCTCGTAAGTCCGCCGATACTGAGGTCAGCGTAAAGGCCCCAGTGCAGAAAGCTAACCTGGCATTGCCCGGGAGTGCGGTTCGCAAACTTGAAGATGTGGCACTGGAAGTGCGTCGTCTTCGGGAAGAGGAAAACCTCGACCTTCAGCAAATTAGCGACGCCTTGCAGGTCAGTTATGACGTGCTCAATCAGTTGATCCTGCAGTCGTACAAAAGCACCATGAATACGCCCGTAGTTTTTGAAGTGCAGGAGAAAATTCGGTTGGGTATGGAAGATTGACACTAAAAAAGGCCCCCGTTTTGGGGGCCTTGTTGCTTAAGCCTGAGATCAGGAGTAAGCAGTGGTGTCGAAGGGGGTGTTGACCAGCAGACGAGCCACGGGGACCATCTTGGTGGTGCTGAACACCAGGTTCCAGCTGCCGGTGGCGGCCAGGTTGCCCGAAGTAGAAGCGTTGGTGGGGTTGTCGCCAGCGGCGGCCCACTTGGTGCCGGTGATGTGGTAACCGTAGTGGTAATCCACAGCCAGAACGTCCTGCATGGACAGGATGTTGCGGTCGGCGGCGAGACGCAGATCCTGTTGGATGCCCTCGGAAACAACGCCAGACTTGAACAGGTAGACGGGATACTTCACCGCGTGGGTGGCAGTACCGCCGGCCAAATAGGTCAGCTGGTCGTCGATCACGACGCGCAGACCGGCAAAGAAAGGAACTTCCGTTTGACGGACGCCCACACCGCCGCCGCCCCAAACCACAGCGCCGGAAGCAGCCAGCGCCGAGGTGCTGAAGGTCAGCATCCCGACTTGCTGGAGGTAGTACGCCACGTTGGAGTGCATGGCGATGCTGTTCAGCTCGTCGCCGCGCTCACCCAGCTTTGCCTTGGCAGACACCACGTTGGCAACGTTCAGATAGTTGGCCTCGGTCATCGAACCGGGGACACCAGCGAACGATTTGTCGGTCTGGTTGGGACCAAGCACGCCAGCGCCGCTGATGCCGCCGAACAGACCCAGCAGTTGGGCAGACAGGGTTGCGGTCTTGAGCTTGTTGATCGCAGCGGTCAGTTGATCGCGGACGTGAGCCAGTGGATCGGCGCCAGAGCCCAGCTTGCTGAGGTCGTCTGCGGCATACGCGAAACCGCGATGCAGCAGGGTCATGATCTGCTCGTCGGCAGTCACGTTGGCGGGCACGAGGTAGCCGCCGCCACCACCCCAGGTGCTGTTGCTGAGAATTTGGGTCTCAGAAGGGGCGATGGGATCGAAGAAAGGCACGCGCACGCGGGTGCCGCCAGCACGGGCGTCCAGAGCAGCGTTGCGCTGGATGATGCCACTCTGAACCCACTTCGATTGCTCGAAGATGCCCTCAGAGGTGTACTGAAGAAACTCGGGACGGGTAACAAGGTTCGAGAGGAATGTTCCTCCCGAGTAGTTGCCGTTAAATGCAGACATGGGTTAGCTCCAGTGGAGTCGTGGTTAGCGGTTGCCCCACAGGGGCTTACTTCCCGGCTTCTGCTTTCAACAAACGAGCGCGATCTGGATCGTCCGCCAGCATCATCATTTGTTGGGTTACATTCCAGCCTTCTTGTGACCAAGGGTTGGCTTGTCCGGGAAGGGCGGTGGCACGGGCACTACCCGTAACACCCATTCCAGCGCGGTTACTAGCAGCAAAATGGTGCTCGTAACCACTGCCAGGGTTTTTCAAGTTGGCGATGTATTCACCAACCGGAACTTCGACGCCGCCGACAACAGCCACAGGCTGACCATCTTTGGCGCGTAAGTTGTCCTGCACTAGACGATACAACTGATCGGGCGCTAATGCACCAGCTTGGGAAAGCTGGGCGATGGCTGCAGATTTGACCTGTTCTTGGGTAAAACCTTGGCGGATTTGATCCACCTCAGCTTCTTTGGCCGCAAGCTGTTGTTTAAGTTCAGCGACCGTATCTTGCGCCTGCTCCCATAGAGTTTTGAACTCGCCGGATTCCGCTAGCTTTTGTGTCTGAGCGGATTCTTGTGCAACCCGCAGGTCGTCCAGCTGCTTTTGTAGGGACTCGCGGTTTTCGCGGTCCTTGCGACGTTCGGAAATAAGCTCCGCGTTCTTTGCTTTGAGTGCGTCGAGTTGGGCGGCCAGATCGGAGCTTTCAGCCACAGGCTGAGGCGCAGCAGTCTCCACAGGAGTAGCTGCTGCTTGCTGTTCTTCAGGCACGATTGTGTGTTACTTGGACACTAATAGTCTACAAGAGAAGACTTAGTACGTTCCATCATTGGTAGAGGCGGCGTCGCCCTGATCGCCCTTGGGGATTGTGAAATTCAAGATTGCTGCGGTGCTGCTACCGCTGTTTGTGACTGACACACTGGAGCCAGCGGAGCCAGTCGTTACGCTGCCGATAGTGATGGTGGCGGCAGTGCCGGGGTCGCCTTGGGGGCCTTGGGCGCCTGTTTCGCCTTGGATACCTTGGGGTCCGGTCTCACCAGCGGGTCCGGTTTCGCCTTGGATACCCTGCTCGCCTTGTACGCCTTGCGGGCCGGTGGCGCCAGTCTCACCTTGGATGCCTTGAGCACCTTGTGGACCTTGTGGACCTTGTGGACCTTGGGCGCCCGTAGCACCGGTTTCGCCTTGTGGACCGGTTGGGCCAGTAGGGCCGGTATCGCCTTGTGGACCTTGCGGACCTGTTGCACCTTGAGGACCAGTGTCGCCTTTAGGTCCGGGTACAGTCTCGCCAACGGTTAGACCACTTACCTGGGTGCTGGTGGCAAGCTCAATGCCGCTGCCCCACGATCCGTTCTTCGGGCCGTAAAGCGTCAGCGGTTCGAGGTTGATATACCAGTCGCCGTCGGTGCCGAGTGTGGAGTCTGGTGGTGTAGTGCCTGAGTGGATCGTGTTAAGTGCGTCAACACGCTGCGTCAGACGCACCAAGGCTGTGACTTGGGCGAGCGTTAGTTGCTCGTTTTTGGTGGTCATCAGCGGGACAGCAGATCAATAAGACGGTCTACTTGGTTTGGTTCCAGGGATTCGGCTCGCTGCTGCATGTCCTCGTCGCCGGTGTTTTCGGCAGCTTCAGGAAGAGCCAAGGCGTTAGTGGTGCTGGCTTCCAGTTCGTCCTCAATGCTTACGTTGTCGGGCAGGATTTCGCCGCGACGCAGGATCTCCAGCAGCATGGCGTCGCTGATCTTGCCCATCTGGTTGAGTTGGGTGAGGACAGAAACGTCTTGACCGATCAGGCGGTAGTAGTCGAAGTCGCGGTCGATGCTGATTTCTGGGGGTTCGATGCCCACGTACTGCGCTGCAAAGGCGTATGCCTGGTTCAAAGCGCTCTCTAGCTCCTGACTGATGATCGAGAGCACGCTGTTGCTCTGGGCTTGGTCGATACGCTTGGCCTCGGCAGACTCTGCCACAAACTTCTGTCCAAACAGCTTGGTGACGCCCAGTGTCGACATCTGGCTTTCCAGGGACTGGAGTTCGTTCATCTGGGCGTCAAAGCTGGTGGCGTCGGCTTGGACGTAGTACGCCTTGTTGCCCGGTTGCATGGCGATGGCGTAGTTCACGCCCATCGTTGCGCTGCCGGTCGTGTCGTCCCAGCCCTCCAAAACAAGGGTGGGCATTGCCGCGATGTGGAGGGCGTGGATTAGGTCGGCTTGACGCTGGTAGTGGGTGATGTTGAGGTTGGCAATGTCCAGTAGTGGAGGCAGAGAACGCAACATGCCCCGGCGGTTGCTGTAGATAGGCACTAGGGGGATTTCGTCAAGGCTGTAGCCGCCGCTTTGGCTGAACTCAACGACGTCTTGGCCCAGGGTGTACAGGTCGTAACGACCCGGGTAGATCACCCGCATTTGTTCGATTTGCTCCTCGCCAAAGTCGTTCAGTGGGCGCGTCGTGTACTCATGGATGCGTACTTGGGTAAGAGGGGCGCCGGGCATCGTGCTGGCTTGACGCCAACCCCAGATTTGGGGGGCGTCGACGTGGATGAAGTACGGGCGGCGGCCTTGGGCGCGTTCCTCAGCAAGATTTCGCGCTCCCATTGCTGCGGGATAATCCACCAGAATCGCGCTGTGGCCGTACGTCAGGCTGCTGATCAGCGCACGGCGGGCATATTCGTTGATGTTGGAGCCCAGGCCGTCAATGTTCTGACTTAACTCCAGCCAGTAAGGGTCGCCCTCAATGTGGATGGGTTTGCGGAGAATTGCGCCAGCGGCTGTTTCGATTAGGCGGCTGGTGTAAGGACTTAGAACACTGCGGTCAACGCGGGTTTGGTAAGCGTCGTCGTCTTCGCGGGGCTCTTGGGGTAGATATGTCTCGCACAGGTCACGCAGGTAGTTTGTGCCTCGGGTGACGGCAGCCATGACGCTCCAGTCCGTCATCATTGCGATGACGTCCAGGCTGCGGACAAATGGAGACTCGCTGACTACAGCTCCGGTCGGTGGGATGTTGGCGCTGTAGACCACGGCTTGACTCCTACTGTGTACTTATTTTGGCAGAGCTACTACCACTTAGTTTTGTTTGCCCAATAAGCGGCCGACATTTTGCCTTTCGCAATGTTTGATGCGTGACGTGCTTTGAAAGATTCGCGGCGGGCTTTTGCTGCAGCAGATTCACCTTCGCGTCGGGGTGATCCAGAGACACCCTGCTGGCCGAAACGAATCAGTTTTACCTTGTCGCCTTCCTTGGCGAGCACTACGTGGGATTTGTTTGGATGGTTGGGAGTGCGCTTGGGTTTGTTATACCCAGAGAATTTTTCGCCGCGATACTCAATCATCGTCGTCTTCCTCGTCGTCGGGGTCGTCGATGGGCACCAGCACTTCGATTCCGCTGGCTAGTTTGCTAACAAAATCGCCGAGAATTTCGGGATTTTGGGGTGTCTTGAAGACGAATGTGGCGTGGGTGAGGCCGTCCTCAGCATCGATTTCGATGTGAATACAGCCTCCGCTAACTGTTTGGATCATTAGCCGTGATATGCGACTGCAATGATGGGGATAACGCTAGGTGTGCCAGAGGCAATGGCTGATATGCGCATACGGATGCGATTTGCGGGTTTTCCTGTGTAGAAATAGGCGTATTGGCCGTTGCTATTGATAGTTTTGCTGGTATCAAGTTCGAAGTATGTGCCGCCGCCGTTATAGGAGGCTTCAAAAGAAAGGGTAAAGTTGGCACCACCCGTTACTACGGCGGCAAAGGTAAATTCGCTGCTGTCGGCGTGGACTTCAAAGGAGTCGTTGACGGCGGTTAGGGCAGTTGATTGGTGGTGTTCCACCAAGTTGGTGCCACGGGAGATGGTGACGGCCATAACTCTCCTTACTTGGTTTTTTTGCGACCTTTAGGTCGC